GGGGACGTACTTGATGCCATTTAAGCGTGAACTCTGCAAAGGCAGAGTTCACGCTTTTTTCAATCTACATACGGTCACCACGTACCGGTCAAGTTCGGATTCTCCGAACTTGCAGAACATCCCGATTCGAGATCCCGACATCGGGAAGGTGATTCGGGGAATTATCAAGCCGAGCGACCCGAACAACGTGATCGTGGAGATCGACTACGCTCAGTTGGAAGTGTTCGTAGCCGCTTGCTACCACCGCGACCCGACGATGCTCGACATCCTCCAATCCGGCGACGATCTCCACAAGGAATCGACGCTCGAATGCTTCAAGCTCGATGCTGTAGAAAAGCCAATTCGTCAAGCAATTAAGGGATTTTGGACGTTTGCTGCGTTCTATGGGGATGCCCCCGGCAGTATCGCCAAAAACCTTTGGCGATTCGCCGAGTCACATACGATGCAAAGCGGCAAGCCGCTTTTGCAACACCTGTCCGAAAGGGGCATCAAGACCCTCGGCCACGAAAAGGCTATGACCTCCGACTCGTTCATGCAGCATATCGACAGCATGTTCAACCACTTCTGGAACAAGCGGTTTTCAGTTTACAAGCAATGGCGAACCGACTGGTTCCAAGAGTACCTACGCAACGGCCACTTCCACACGCTCACCGGGTTTCGCGTTTGGGGGATCTTCAAGCGTAACGAAGTTATCAACAGCCCGGTGCAAGGCGCAGCCTTCCACTGTCTGCTAAAAAGCACCATAGAGTTGACAAAACGCATCTCCCAAAGGAAGATGCGTAGCCGCCTGTTCTGCCAGATCCACGACTCGCTGATCGCCGAGGTTCCCCGAGAGGAACTCGACGACTACATCGAGATGGCAAACGAGGTAATGACAAAGTGGATACGAACACAATGGCCTTGGATTATCGTTGACCTCAAAACCGAAGTAGAAGTAGGAGAAGATTCATGGGCGAGCAAGAAAGCCTACCACAAGGCAGGCTAGGCAAATTACCCCCAATCATAGGATTGCGGGGGGAAATTGGCTCCGGTAAGGATACCGCAGCCACTTGGCTAGCCTTCCACTTCGGATACGGGATCATCGGATTCTCCGATCCCGTCTACGAAAGCCTCTACCGGCTCAACCCACCTGTGCTGATCGCTCTCCACCGGTGCATCTACTTACAAACCCTCGTCGATGGGGACGGGTGGGACACGACCAAACGGCGGTATCCCGCCGTTCGGCAAATGCTCCGTACCATCGGTACGGAGAATGGCAGGGATCTATTCGGAAACTACTGCTGGGTGAACATCGCCAAGCAGCGTATGCGGGAAAAGAATCTACCAAGGTACGCGATTCGCGACCTCCGCTTCCCTGAGGAAGCGGAGTTCATCAAGTCCGAGGGTGGGGAAATCTGGGAGATTCAAGGTCGAGTCTCCGAGGAAGTCGCCACTTTGCCAAGCCACCGAAGCGAACAACAGCAATTCGCTGTTGATCGCATCGTTATGAACGACGGATCACTTCCCCAATTCCAACGCCGAATCACTGAGATTATGAAAGGATTTTTGAAGTAATGGGCCTTTACCAAAAGTACCGTCCAGCTTCGCTGGACGAAGTTGTCGGTCAGTCTGCTGTCGTATCGCAACTACGAGCAATGCTTGCGAAGCAAGCATTGCCCCATGCTCTTTTGTTTTCCGGCCCCAGCGGGACCGGAAAGACGACCTTGGCGAGAATTCTCGCCAAGGAACTCGGAGCATCCGGCGTCGACATCATTGAGAAGAATGCGGCTAGCGACAACGGAGTTGACGCTATCCGCGAGATCGAGGGCCGATTGCAGATGCGTGGCCTCTCCGGAGGCCGACGCATCTACATCATCGACGAGGCCCACCAAATCACATCCCAGGGCCAGAGAGCTATGCTCAAGATGGCCGAGGATACCCCCGGCCACATCTACTTCATACTCTGCACGACCAACCCCGAGAAGCTGGAAAAGCCGTTGCAGAATCGGCTGACCCACTTCAAGCTCGGCGATGTCAGCATCGCCGACTTGAACACCTTGGTCAACAAGGTGGCAACCGCCGAGGGGATCGAGTGCATCGCCACGACGATCTCGCAGGCGGCCAATGGCAGCCCAAGGCTCGCCTTGGTGCTGCTAGAGCAGGTTGCCAACGCTCCGAAGGAGCGTTGGCCGGAGATCCTCAGCAATCCTGAGGATCTCAAGCCTGACGTGTTCAAGGTGGTCCAAGACCTTTATGCCGGGAAGAAAATCTTCCCGAACCACGGGGTCACGGTTAAAGATCTCCCCGAAGGGGAGATCGAGCGGCTTCGGTGTGCGATCATGTCCTACGGTGCGGCGATGCTTCTGAACGGAAAGTCAGTCCCAACCGTGGTCAAGATTATGAGCGAGTTTGAAAATTCATTTTTTTCTTCTCGCAAACCTGGATTTATTCTTGCTTTGGTTCGAGCCTCGGCGTAGAACCTAGCACAGTCGGAATGGAAACTTTCACTTAGGAGGCAGAAATGTCTGAGCAAACAAACTTGTCGGTGGATCGTAACCGTCTTGCCGATGATCTCGAATCAGTTCCACAGGATATTCTCCTGTGGAACCGAGCAGCGACCGAGGACGCCACGGCGTCCTTGGTCGCTGAGAACCACCTGAAACTCGTCGAAGCCAAGCTGAGCATCGACATCAGGCAGAACCCCGTAAACTACGGGGTTACCAAAACCACTGAGGACACAATCAAAGCGTTGATCCTCACACAGCCCGACTACATTGAAGCCCAGGCGGCAGTAGTTGCGGCTAAGTCCAAGTTGTCGGAGACTCGCGCCGTTTGCGATGCTCTCGACGCGAAGCGTTCGAGCTTGAAGTACCTGACCGAACTGTCGATTTCCGGATTCCTCGGATCGACCCCAATCCAACCGAAGGGAGTTAAGAGCTAACATGGCATTGTCATCGAAGAAAACCAGAGAAGAAGCGGCCAAAGGCCCTGCTGGCAGGACTCTCCGAATCCCGCAGGGCATCAAGACCCTCAAGGTCGACAAAGCAGGCACGATCAAGATGGCTATCTTGCCGTACACTGTGCCAGCAGGTGCGAAGCACCCGGTGGCGAAGGACGGAGATTTGCACTACGCCCGAGACTACTACGTTCACAACAACCTTGGGTCGGACAACAAGGGATACGCGATCTGCCCGAGGTTGACCAAGGGAGGCAAGTGCCCTATTTGCGAAGGCATCAATGCTGCCATCGAATCGGGCGAGTTGACTAAGGAAACGGCCAAGAAGTATTATGCCAAGCAACGCACACTGTACACAGTGTGGTTGCCTGAGCAGAACCAAGTCGTGCTGTTCGATCACAGTTTCTTCTCGTTCTCGAAGCAGTTGAACATCAGCGTCTCGGCTAAGGTTGCGATCCCAGGTCGAGAGTGGATTGACTACTTCGCTGACCCCGCCGAAGGCGCGTTCATCTACGTCACCTTCGCTGAAAAGACTTTTCCCGGTGGGAAGTGTTACGAGGCCGTCTCGTTCGATTTCGACCGACACGGCGGCGTTCCCGATGCGATCTTGGCCCAAGCCTTGCAACTCGATAACCTGCTGGTTATCGAGAGTGCAGAGACTTTGCGAGCCAAGTTTTACGACGAAGATGCGGACGACGCTTCGGTGTCCGAGGACACCGAAGTGGTGGCTACGGTTTCGGCGGTGGTGCAACCACCGCCAACGCCGAAGCCTTTGGACATTCCGAAGCCGACTGTTCCTGAGCCTAAGGTGCAAAGGCCGGTCGTCACGACGACCTTGCCCCCTGCTGCCTCGGCTCCTGCGGTATCGGCCCCTACCGTCTCGGCTCCTGCGACTGCTTGGCCTGCTAAGGGTGACGTGGCTTACCACGTCACCTTTGGGAAAGTCACGATCCACAAGAACACCAACGGGGTAATCAGCGTCTTTGATAGCGAAGATGAACCTCGCAAGGTCAGCTTGAAGGATCTGTCGCGAGAGCCGCAGGCTCAAGCGGCAGGGACCACGCCCGAAGTCGCACCAGAACCAGCACCAGCCTCCGCTGGTTCTGGTTCCGACGAAGCGTGGGATTCGGAATGGCCCGATCAGTGATCGGGCCTGAGGGTCGGCGGCGTGGATGGACACGCACCCGTAATAGCAGGACTACCGGAAAATAAGAGACTTGGGAGATGGCTGAGAGGATGCCACTAAATATCCGGTGCAGCAGGTAGCCAATCCTGCCCGATCCTTTTGTCGGGACTTGTAAACAAGTCCCGACGTTTGTAGTACAATACAGTTTTGGTTTTTCAGCAACTCGGCAACAGGAGAAATACCATGCCATCGAAGTCAGGAACGTACAAGTCAACCGTCTCCAAGGAAAAGAAGGGGGCGAAGGGAACCAAGCCTCCGAAGCAGCCTCCGGCTGCTCCGAAGAAGGGTGGCATGACCAAAGGAAAATAGAGGTTGGCCTGCCGCGCGGGTTCTAATTTCTCCGCAAAATAGGCTGGTGCGAGGTAAGTGCCGGGAAGGCCCATAACTACCTAGTTCAATTGGCAAGCCGAACCCAACCTCCAGCTTGCGCAATGGGCAAATACACCACCCACCGGTTGCCGCCGGTGGGTGGTTTTTTCATGTCTTTACAAGGGCTAAATGATGACGACAACGATTTACGTAGACTGCGACGGCGTGTTGGCGGATTGGGTCAAGCAGATCCACTATTGGGCGGACAAACCCCTCAAGCCTTGGAAGGCTTGGGATGGGTTTGCCGAGCATGGAATCACTCAGGCAGACCTCGACGACGCCATGTCGTTCGTCTCGTTCTGGGATTCGATGGCTCGAATCCCAGGGGCCAAGAGGCTATGGGCCGAAGTCTGCGATCTCGCAGACTCGGCATACGTCTGCACTCGACCCTTTCCAGACCCCAATTGCCTGTACGGCAGAGCCGTATGGCTCAAGAGGGAACTGGACATCGAGATTCAGCAGACGATCTTCATGCACGACAAGTACGAACTGGCTCGCCCAGGGGCGATCCTGATCGACGATAATGTCGAGAATTGTCGGCTTTTTAGGGAGAAAGGCGGTGATGCAATCTTGTATCCCCAATCGTACAACAGTACGATTGTGGTGGAGGACAAAACACAGTACGTCCTCGATTGTCTCAAGACCATTATGGAGCGTACCGATGCCTAAGAAGAAGCCACTCGAAGTCCTACAAGACGCAGCCACCCCCAAGCGAAAGGAACAGAAGTTCCTTTCGCTTGGGTGTCCCCTGCTGAACCTCGCCGTCTCCGGCGATTGGCAGAAGGGGATCATGGCCGGAACCTACGTGTTCTACGTTGGTGATTCGTCCAGCGGTAAGACGCTGGCGACGTTGACGTTGTTGGCCGAGGCGGCCAACAACCCTGAGTTCGATGACTACGAGCTATGGCATATCGATGCCGAAGTGGGTAACCACTTCGACTTCGAGAAGTTTTTCGGATCGAAAGCCGCGAAGCGGATTCAGGTACTTCGCTCCGAACCCGGCAAGCCGATGTTGCTTGAGTTCGTTTACGACTGGTTGGAAGCGAAGATTAAAGCAGGCCAGAAGTTCGTCGCGATCATCGACTCGCTGGACACCCTGTCCAGCGAGCAGAAGGAAAAGCAGATTGCCGACGACGCGAAGAATCGCGCCGAAGGCAAGGAAATCGACGGAAGCTACGGCGACGGGAAAGCCAAGATCAACAGTCAGCGACTACCTCGAATCCTCACCATGATCGAGGATTCAGGGTCGATTCTGTTGAGTATCTCGCAGGTGCGAGATAACCTCAAAGCAGGCTTGTACGGACCAAAGCACGTTCGAGGCGGAGGCCACGCGATCAAGTTCGGGGGCTCGGTCGAGATTTGGACCTACCCTGGCGAAAAGCTGATGAAGGAAGTCAACGGTCAGAAGCGGATCATAGGGATCGTCCCTACGTTCAAGGTCGAAAAGAACAGAATCAACGGCAGACAGCGAACCGTCAGCATTCCCATCATGCCAGACTTCGGCGTGGATGCGACCGGCGCGGCGGTCGACTTCCTTATCAAAGAAAAAACATGGTCGGCTACGTCGGGTAGGATCACTTCCACCATGTACGACAAAACCTACAACCGCGAAGAATTGATTCGCAAGATTGAGGACGATGGCCGCGAACAAGAGTTGTTCGCGGCAATGCAGGCGTGTTGGGACTCTATTGAGTCCCAACTGACAGTAACCCGTAAGAAAAGGTACGAATAAATGGACGAACTGATTGAGCAGATCCGATCTGCGGCTCTGAACGTGGAGCAAAAGGTGCTGTCAGGGGATGCCCTGACAGCCGACGAAAAGACTGAGTTGTTGGTCAAGGTCAAGACTGATCTCGCATGTTTGCGAGATCAGTTGCAAGAAATCGGCCACAAGCTCGAAGGCATTGCGGTTATCCGCAATGTCTTGAGAAAAGCTCGGGGGCAGTGATGACCGCCGATGCTCGCTACGCGATCATCGACGTAAGCAACCTCGCTTATGCTCGATGGCATACCATCCCGCCGCAGTTCTGGCGGGATGACCCCGGCACGCTGTTCAAGGCGTTGCATCAGTCCTGCAACAAGTTGCAGGACGATCTATGCGTCGACACGCTGATCTTCTGCTTCGATGGCGGGTACGACTATCGAAAGCAGATCGACCCTGCCTACAAGCAACCTCGCAAAGAAGCGAGGTTGCAGGCTCCCGAGGACGAGAAAGAACTCCGACAAATCTTGTACGACCAGATGGCAGCGTTTCGAGAGATCCACTTGCCGACCATCGGGGCCAACAACATCTTCTGGGCCAAAGGATTCGAGGCCGACGACCTGATCGCTTCGTGCGTCAAGCACCTTCCGAATGCTCGGAAGGTGTACATCGTCAGCAATGACGAGGATCTCTACCAGATGATCGAGGGCAGCCGGGTGGTAGTCTACCGTCCGGCTTCCAAAACGGTAGTCAACGAGGAGGATTTCCGAAGAAAACACTCCGAGATGCCACCATGCCTTTACGCTTCGGCAAAGGCATGGGCAGGCTGTTCGTCCGACAATGTTGTCGGACTGACAGGCATTGGCATGGCGAAGGCGGCGAAGTTTTTAATGGGAAAAGGGAAACCTGAGTTCCGAAAACGCTTCACCGACCACGTAGAAGTATATAACAAGAACATCCAGCTTACGAAGCTCCCCGCTCCGGGGACTCCCGAGTGTCGACCTGTGCCACAGGTCGACGCTTTGGACTGGGCGATGATGGGCCGAGTATTCGACAGCGTAGCACAACGAACACCGAAAGGCATCAAGAAATGAGCATTCGACTCACCCGACGACAATGGTTGGACTCCAACAAGAAGCCGGAGGATTCGCGTTCCCCTGAGGAACGCAAAGCCGACAAAGAGAAGAACAGGACGACCCGTTTGACCAAGGCCCCTCGACAAGTTCGCTTTCGCGAACTTGTCCAAGCCGTCGAACAGCAATGGGACGGCCATGAGGTCATCAAAGACAAGCGAATGCTGGAAGCAGTCGCAAGGCGAAGAACGATGCGACACGCCCAGAATGAGCGACTGATGGCGATTTATGAGCGAATTGAGCAGCACCGCAGCAACAAAGGCGAATCCGAATAATGCCCAAGAAAAAAGCTACAACCGAGGCTCCGGTCAAGAAGAAACGCAAGGGCGATCCAAAGAAAGGCTCCGCTTTCGAGCGAGATTTCGCTCGAAAGCTATCCCTATGGTGGAGCGAAGGCAAAGCCGATGATTGGTTCTGGCGGCTTGGTGGCTCGGGGGGCCGAGCCACCAACCGGGCCAAGTCCGGTAGGAACACAGCCAACGGCTACGGGGACATTGCTGCGCAATGTCCCGAAGCGCAGAAGTTGCTGAACATAGCGACTTTTGAGCTTAAACGAGGATTCAATCGCATCAGCATTCAAGACCTACTCGACAAGCCCAACGGGCCGAATCAGATGCGGGACTTCATCGAGCAAGCGAAGCGTTCCGCTTCGCTTGCGGGTACTCCGTTTTGGATTCTGGTTCTCAAGAGGGATCTGCGAGAGGAGTTGGTCGTGACCAATATGGCTGGGAGTTACGATGCTTCGTGTTGTTGCCTCATGCGGTATGAAGGTTGCGATGGGTTAGTTCTGGCCCGAACCGGATCGGAGTTTTGGAGTGATGATCGACGAAAAGCATTACAAGATTCGGTGAAAAAATATGAAAATCCAGCGTAAAGAATTCCTTCGCCACCTAGAGTCCTGCGCCCCAGGCTTGTCCTCTACCGACAACATCGAGCAGTCGGAATGCTTCTTGTTTACGAACGGTAAGGTTTACACGTTCAACGACGAGGTACTGTGCCAACAGGATACCGTAGTCAACTTCCGATGCGCGGCTCCTGCGAAGCCGCTTTTGGAAACCCTGCGAAAGCTGACCGAGGACGAGATTGACATCTCGCTCAAGGACAGCCAGTTGGTCATCAAGTGTGCTAACATCCGGCAGATCAAACTCAACATCCAACTCGATGTCATCCCCCACTACGAGTCGGTGGATGCCCCCGGCGATTGGTCCGACGTTCCCCCGGTGTTTGCAGACGCATTGGCGATGGCCGCCGATTCGGCGGCCAAAGACTCTGAGGCATGGGAACTGACCTGTGTGGAGCTAAGCTCTCGTGGCCTACAGGCCACGGATGTGTTTCAGGCAGTCCGCTACAAGCTGGACTGCCCCATCAGCAAGCCGACGCTTATCAAGCGTGCGGCTTGCGGTGCTGTCAACGAACTCGGCGTAGCTGCGCTCGCCGAGTCCGCAGGGTGGGTGCATTTTAAGACGTACACCGGACTGCAAGTTGCAGTTCGGGCGTACAGCGGGTCGTTGCCCGATCTGTCTGATGCGTTTCGATCAGAATCGGAGGCGAGCCTCCGATTCCCGAGCAGTCTGCTCGACGCCTTGCAAAAGGCGGCGGCGTTCCTCGCCGACACCGGAACTGGGAAGCAAGCCCAGTTCCGGCTCAAGCCCGGAAAAATAATGGTGCGTGGGCAGAACGAAAGTGGGATTTATGAGGAGGTCCGGGACGTAGAATATGACGGGCCGCCGAAGTGCTTCGGGATCAACCCGAAGCACATCCAGACGTTGCTCAAGCATGACTATCCTGTATCCCTCACGCAATCCGCTCTGCGGATTCGTGGGGAGAATTTTGTGTATCTGACCAGTACGGAGAATATCGTATGAAAGAGCTTGCAGTTGGCGATCAGGTTTGGGTTTTGTGCGAGGTAATCGACACAGGCAAAGACTCAGTAAAAGTCGCCGGGGGCAATGGTACTAAATGGTGGATGTATGCAGAGCAATGCCGACCCGTCGAGCAATCCTTGACAACTGAAACAGATCCGCCGATCACTAAGAAGGATGTCAATGTGGTGGATAGGTACTGCGAGTTGGTTCGATCTCAAGGCGATTTTGCTTGGAAGATCTTCGCAGACCTTAGCATGATGGCCCAGGATGCTGGAGCCTCCAGTAAGGAGGCCAACGAGAGGGCTGCCGATCTTATGAGAAGTTGGTTCTCCGTCAACATTCGAGAATCCGAGCAATGGCAACAGGGAACTGTCTGCTCAATTAAGACAAAGAAAGCAATGTGGGCCGCGAATGATGCTGCGAATGAGCGGCCACTGTTTGTCGAGCCCCCGCCGGGGCTCCGTTGGAGCCCCGGAGACAGGGTGCGAGTCGCAGATGACGGACTTCCATTTATGCGACGTTCAGGGAGCATCGTAGTGGCTTTGCCTACGTACTGCGAGGTAGTTCTCGATGGTAACGGGCACACCCATCAGATTTGGTCAGACAGACTCGAACCCGAATCCAACGAAGAAGATCCATCCCTCGTAATGGAAGCCGAAATCAAAGTCGAAGGGAAAGATACCCCACCCACAACGACAAGCAAGGACTACTACGGCCCGGACATAAGCAA